TCCAGTATCATCTCTAGAAGAATCTTCTTTAGTTTCTTCAGTTACCTCTATTTTATCATCAGATTCACTTAAGTCATTTTCTTTACAAATATTTTCTTCTTGTTCTTCTTCAGATAATTCTTCAACATGAGGTTCCTTATACATTCTTATCCATACTATAGCTTTTTCATCTGGAACAATATCCCCTATTTTATATCCTCCAATATCTTTTATTGCTTTGTACATTTTATCCTCCCCAAATTTAATTAATGTTTAAAAAGGGAAAATATCCCTTTTAAACAAATAGTTTTAGTAGTAAGCTATAACATCAAGTACCCAAACTCCACTTCCTGCATGTCCAGCCATGGTTAGTGTTGTACTACTCCATGTATTAGCAGTCCCACCATTCTGTGCTCCATCTAGCCATTCGTTGACTCCAACTATAGCTGAGATTCCTGGAACATAGGTTGATAGGTCTAAAGTGTTATCTGTAGCTGTTGATGTAACTTCTACATAAATTCTTGTCAATCTTCTTTCAGTAGTACCATACTTTATTGTTGATGGTGTATGATGCTCTTGAACTAAGGTTGGTGTTACAGCAGTCATTTTTCAGTTCCTCCTCCACCTTTTGAAAAAAGGCTTCTTAATTTAATTACAAACCTTAGGGGTCTTAAATCCTATCTTTTTTTCACTGATAAGGTGAGATAATAGCTTCCAAAAAATTAAAGGAAGCTAAAATCAATTTAGCTTAACTACGATGTAGCACAGCCATAGATTTGAACCATACGTCTAGGAGCCCTATTATAGGTTGCTAGATAAGTCTTTATGAAAGCATCTTCACTATCAGCAGATTTACCGAGTTTTTCTATTGTAGGTGGAATCCATATAGCTACCCTATGAGTTTCCAAATCAACAAGAAACCAATCATCAGTATTACAATCTTTATCTTCAAAGACAGGAATACCATCAACGAAAATGTCTGTGCTGAATCCGAAATCAGTATCTTTGGATGTTTGTAATCTCCTTACATCATCAAACTTGTTTCTAACCATGTCTGCTTGTGTAGGAGAAGTTATCCATACTAAATTCTTTTTTTTAGCACCTTCGTTTACAGCTTGTCTCTTAGCAGCTCTAAGATTTGTCATCGAAACGATAACAGAACTTTGATTTATGTAAGTGTCTCCAGCTGAATCAGGGGCTAACTTATTTGTAGCACTTCTTGTCAAATTGTATAGGGTTGTATTTCCTGCACTATCTGTTATGTATTCAAATCCAATAATACCTGAAGCAGTTTCTAATCCAACTTCTGCGAACAAAGCTGCATTGAGAATAGCTAACATGTCCATTGTAGAATCCATTACTTCTTGTGCAAATACATCACTAACGGGACCTCCACGAGCAGCAGCAATCATGTCACCATCTACTGAAACACCAACTTTAAGTTTCTTAAACTTAGTTTGGTATTTTAGCCTTGTTACATTTCCTGTAGTTATAGCATTTCCAGTATAGAAAGATGCACTTGTATTTGCTGCAGTCTTAAGGGTAAACTGAACATTGTTATTTCCTTTCTTACTATAATCATCTTTAGCAAGTAAATTCCATGTTACAGTCTCTTGGTTTAAGGCATTATAGATTACAGGATCATAAATATCTTGAAGTTCAGCTGAACTTTGAAGATAATCTGTATCTGTATTCTGATTTGTTGTAATTCCCAATCCTTTAAATTCAAGTTTTGTACCATTCACACCAAAGCTTTTGTATTCTCTACTTTCACAAGGAGAAGTATTAGCTGATTGCCAATCTAACTTAATAAAATCACAAACAGCAGAAGCTCTACGGAATTGTTCTTTCAACTCAATTTTCCCAGGATTCTCTATTACATCCTTAAACTCCTTAATCTCAAAAGAAACTTCAGTATCCTTATTAGATGGTTTATTGTCTCTCAATACTTTTTCTTTCATTTCAATCTTATTAAGAACACCTTCTGCAATCTTAGACGATGTTTTATCCAAAAGTTCTTTTTCTTCAAGTTTCTTCTTTTCAGATTTCCACTTTAAGAATTCCTTTTGTTCACCCTCATCTCCATTAGTACTACCTTCAGGTTTATTTGAAGGTTGGTCTTCACCAGCTTCAGGAGAAGGTTTTTGAGTGCCTTCGTCATCTTGTGGAGTTTCTTCCTCTTTGACTTCTTTTTTAGGCATTTTTTTTAACCTCCATTTATTTAATTGTTCCATTCCAACTAACTCCTTGAATTCTTTAAATCCAAATGCTGTAGCAACAGCATTGGGATTCTTAGGATTACTCGCCCCGGTATAACCGTGGAGACGAGTTCCTGGCAAAAGAATTCTGACTAAGTTGTTCCCAACCCAATCAAAGTCGGTTGTCATAAACCCGTCGGTATCGTAGGTTATGGAAAATGAATTAAGTTTTCTATCTTTCCAATCTTGAATAATCTGTGGAGTCTTAGGATCATCCATTAAATATTTTGTATCTACAAATAAACCATATTCACCATCAGATAATGGAATTACTCTAGCCGGATTTTTATCAACATCAGCTTCTGCAAAAAATTCTGGACAAAAAGGATCTCCTTCACTATGATGTATTCCACATATTCTAGCATTAAAATCAGTATTTAATTGAACAGCAAAATCATCAAGAGTCTCTTTAATAATCTTATCAGGGATATCAACACCTTCTTCCATATCTGTATTATCAACATGAGTAGTAGCAATAAGGCCTTCAACATGAAACTCATTACCAATCTCTTTAGTCTCTACCCCAATTACTGGACATAAGAATTCTTTTTTCTCTTTTCCTTTAGGAAAAGGTTTTGTATCATTATAACCTTTTTTATTTATCCAAGCGTAATATAATTCTTTACCTTTTTTCTCTCCGTACTGTTTTATAAATCTATTATAAATTTTTTGAAAGTCTGCACTCTTTGGCATTTTAAGGGTTTATTTTTTTTCCTCCAGCATTTGTTTGGTTTTTTAATTGAGTATCTTGTTTCTTTTTAGCTTTTAATTTAGCATCTTGATTTTTTAAAACATTATCATTATTATCAAAATTTTGATTTAACATCCCAGTTTTCATAGTTTCTTCATCTCTTAATTTTTTCTGTTTTTGAGCTTCTTTAATTACTTCTTCATCAATATTTAAAAAACTTCCTGCTTCTTCAACAGTCCATAATCCTAATTTTAATCTTTGCTCTGCAATAGAAGTTTTTTGTAATTCATTTTGAGTTTCTCTAACTTCATCCTGAAGATAACCTCTTCTAAATTTCATTTCAACTCCAAAGTAAGGAATCCATAATTGAACATTATAAGCATCTTCTAATTTACTTTGCCATACACTTATTTTTCTCCAATAACCTGTATCTGCCAATCCTCCAGAATCTCCCATAGATGCAGCTTTACCAACTAGAAAAGGAATTCTATTAACTGGAATTCCATAAAGCATAGCAAGAACACTTATCAAATATAATCCTAAATCCTTATTTTCCATTTGATTCTCAACTTCCATTAACTTTTCAATTGTTAAATCTCCAGTAAAAACAAGATTACCATGTTTATTCTCTATCTTCTTATATTTTGTCAAAGTGTCAATTAAATATTGATGATTTTTACTTCCTGCTAATTCTTTAGGCAAAATAAAAACATTATCTGGTTTTCCACCATTCTCAAAAAAAGAAACATAATTTCTTGTTATTAACCACAATAAATAAATTTCAGAAAGTATTGCTTCTAATGGTGGAAATGGAAAAACTTTTCCATCAAAAGGCATTAATTTAAAAACAATAACTTCATCTGGAGAAAATTCTTTTGTATTAACTCCAACTCTTTGAACATATTTTAAAACTTCGTATTCATCAGTATGAATAGAAACAGTACTTGATGCAATGTGTCTTAATTTTTTTACTAATTTTTCTGAATTTTCTTTTTTTAAAAGTTCAACCATTTTACTTGCTTTAAATTCTAATTCATCAGATTTACATTCTGGAAATACTTCTTTTACAGCAAGATTACAAAATTCTTTTAATTGTAATTCTTCTATTTTTCCTATCCAATTATAACCAATTCCGGTAATCAATAAATCATAAATTGTTTCTTCCGCAACTTCTTTTCCCCTATTAGTTTGCCAAAAAGCTGTAGATTTTATTACCCTATTTCTCCCAGAAGATTTATCAATTGGTTTAAAATCTATTCCATCACTAAGCATATCTGTTGCGATAATATTTAAAAAACCCATAAGAGCTGGTGATCTCCTAGCCCATTTGATAAAAGTTTTAAAATTATTATCTTGATCATAAGGATTAAATTTAGAAAATCTTTCAATAAATAAAGAATTCAGTAAAGGTAGGTGTTTATTACTTTGAAAGTCATTTGTTCTTCTTAGGTATTGTTGAATTTGCACCATCTTTTCTTAGTCTCCAATAAATACTCAATAATTGTTTTATTGCAAATCCATAGGCTGTCATCGTTAAAAAGGTAAACTTAACTTCAATAAGGGCCCATAAAATAAAATTTATTACAAACCCTTCAATTAAAGCTTCAGTCAACCAAACAAATAAATCACTCTTTATAGCCTTAAAATCTATTTCTAATAAATATAATCTTGGCTTTTGAATGATTGTATTTAAGGTTCTCTCAAGTGCAATCTTTTTTTTATTGAAGTACTTACCCACTATAAAAACAAGATTATATTTAAACTTTTCGGTGTCATAACTTTCTATTGGTACAAAAGCAGCATTTCTAATTTTCTGATGAATTAACGAACTCTGCTTTTCCTCTTTTTTTATAAAGTTCATCATATTCTTCTCTAATTATTTTTCCATTATAATAATCTTCTTCAAGAGATAAAATATCATCTTCTGTAAGATTAAAATCTTTAAAGAGGTCTTTCTTTGCAAAATGTGCATTCCTCATACTTACTATTGCCTGCATTTTCATTAAAGCATATTCTGCTCTCATATACTCTTCAGTTTTTTCGCACCCATCGATACATTCTTTAATATCTCTTTCTTGAATTTGTTTTGCAATCATATTGCATCTAGCTAAAAAATATCTTCCATTAATTATATTCTTTATATAATCATTTTTTTTAGAAGCTAATCTTAACTTTACCCCAAATTCAATCTCTTTTTTTTCAGATTCAGTTTTTTCTTTCTTTGGCATTTTCTTTAACCTCCATGCATTTATATTTAAAAAGACAATTATCAGTAAGTGTAAAAGGTTGATTTTCTAATTTAGAATTTTCTAAAGTTAAAACTCTACATACTCTTGGTTTTTTATCTGGATGACCAATACATAAATTATTTTTTAGAAATTTGCATGGATAAATATATAAAATTCTAGTACCAACAACAGAAACTCTTTCTTTCTTAATTCTTAAGAATCCTCTTAAATATTCTATATCTCTCAGTTGATAATATCTTATTTCACCAAGATCTAATTTTTCTTTTAATTTAACTAAAATATATTTCCCTGGTTTTTCTAAATCTTTCATATCAATATTTAAAAATATTAATTTACAACATTCTGCATCACAATGTTTATGCCATTCTAAACAATTAGTGCATTTTTTTGAT